GGTTGGAGAGTTTTCTCCTGCTGATCACAAGGTATTTACAGAACCAGTTAGAGATTTTGTTCGTGCAATGGCATCTATTACAAACACACCACTTCACTATTTTGAAAAGACAGGAAGCATTCCTTCTGGAGAGTCTTTAAGAACTGCTGAAGCACCACTTGTCACTAAGGTAAAGGATCGCCAAATTACTTTTGGTTCAACTTGGGCTGACATGTTTAGATTTATTCTAAAGATGGAAAATGCTACAGAGCCAAACATTCAAGTTAGATGGAAAGACATTGAAAGTATGGACAGTCTAGATGCATGGGAAGTTGCTGTAAAGAAGCGAGTAGTTGGCGTATCTCTTGAGCAAGTTCTTATTGAAATGGGTTATGATTTAGAAGTTGCCAGAGAAATTGCGGCAGCAGAACAATCATTAACTACTTTAAATCAAAACACAAACACAAATAATGTAATGATGGAAGCCACAGGAGGCGAAATTGGAAACGAATAATACAGAAGAGACAACAACTGAAGAAACAACTCTAAATGACCCAAAGGCAGTGCTTGCTGCTTTGGATCGTGCAAAGAATGATGCCAAAAAGTTCAGGGAAGAAAAAGAAAAACTTGAAATTGATCTAAACAGCAGCAATCAAAAGATAGCAGAGTTTAGTGGCAAACTACTTCATGAAAAGGTTTTGCAGAAAATCTCTGATGAAGGCGTAAAGGATGGACGAAGACTTCTTAAGTTTATGGACTTGACTAAGTTTGAATTTGATGACAACTTTGATGTTGTTGGGTTTGACACTCAGTTTAACCAACTAAAAGAAGATCTTCCAGAAATCTTTGATCCTAAACTTCGTGTTGGTGGTCAAGCAGACAGTGGCGTAAAGGCAAGCGTTAGCACTAGGTATAGTGCAACAGAATTGCAGGCTGCTAAGATTCTTGGCAAATTGTAATTAAATGGTACAATAGAGTTATTGGGATGAGTGGACGCTTGCCCTATAATTATATTGAATTAGACGATTCAAAAAAAATATATATATCCATAGGAGGATAAAATGACAATTAGTCGTGTTGATTTAACAGAGGCTAACGGCTACATCCTAGAAGAGCAGGGGTCCACGGTAATCCAGGACCTCATTGCGAATTCTGCTGTAGAGCGTTTTGCCCGTCGTGAAGCAATGGCTTCTCGCACTAAGTCAGTACCTCGCTTTGTTGGAGATGCACCAGTAGTGGTAGCAGAAGGCGCAGAAATTCCTGCATCAAATCCAACTCTAGACGAAATCGTATTGACAGCAAGAAAGTATGCACAATTGATGCATATCTCAGAAGAAGATGTAAATGACCAACTCGTAGATACACTTTCAGTGTACAAGCGTGAGTGGGCATCTCGCTGGGCTCGTAAGTATGACAATGCTTGCCTTGGCGTAACAGCAGCAGGCGACGGAGATGACGGTCAGCCGTACACATCTCTATATCGTGCAGTATCACCAGGTTCTGCAGGAACAAACCTAATTCAAACAGGTGGAGCACTTTCATTTGATGACATTAACAATGCACTTGGTATTGTTGAAGATTCATCTAAGTTTGATGCAGCCAACACAGTATGGATGGCTCACCCAAAGATGCTCAAGGAAATCCGTGGAATGGTAAAGCCAAACTCAGATTTGGTTCTTCCAGATCCAATAGCAGGAACACCAGGAAGCCTATTCGGTTATCCATTGGTAGTTTCTTATGGCGCTGCAACATCAACAGCAGCAACAGATTCACCAGCAGGAAACGCACTACTCATCGTAGGAAACCGTCAGATGCTTATTAACGGTGTCCGTGGTGGAGTAGAATCAGTAGTATCTCGTGATGCAGAATTCGCTCGTGATGGTGTAGTCCTAAAGACTCGCATCCGTCGTGGATTCGCAGTTGCAGATGCAGACGCATTCGCAATCGTAGAAAAGACAGGAGCATAAAATGGCTAGTAAATTATACGGAAACTTCGTAGTAAAGTCCTTTAACAAGGAAATCGACTGGGATTCAGATACCATAAAGGTAGCGCTTCTCACAAACGCATACACACCAAATCAAGATGCACATGATTATTTTGATGATGTTGTTGCAAACCAGGTAACTGGAACAGGCTACACATCAGGTGGTAATACATTGGCTAACAAGACCAATACATACAACTCTGCAACAAACGTAATTGTTCTTGATGCAGACGATGTAACATGGGCTTCATCTACAATTACTGCTCGTTATGCAGTAATCTATGATGCAACTCCTGCAACAGATGCAACTCGTCCATTAATTGGATATGTTGACTTTGGTTCAGATCAGTCATCTTCAAATGGTAACTTTACCATTACATGGGATTCAACTGGTATTGTGAGAGTCACAGTAGCATAATGAACATTAGAGTAGAAGCAGGTCCACTAACTATTGGACTCACCTCAAATATAGTTGAGCCTACCGTTAAGGTAGAACTAAAGGCTATCCATGGCCGTCATCTCCGCTCAACTTGGACCTGCTTCTCTCTATCTACTCCATCTATCAATGGCCACAGCCTATCTGGAATCAATCCAGAACTATCATTGATTGGAGGAATGACTACGCTGTAAAAGGCGTAGTCTTTTTTTATGACCTGGGAAACAACAGTATCTAATCTAAATCCAGTAGTTTGGCTTAAGATGAATTCTGCCCTGACCAATTATGGTTCTGGAAGTATATCTTCAGGTCCATCAGTTACAAATGTTTCTGGTTCTTCTTTAGTTTTTAATTCAACTGGTGGTAGAGATGGCGGAGCATATGTAACATTTCCTGCAAGTTCAAGCAACTTCATAAGTTTTGTAGGCCCATCAGGTGGTGCTTATCCATCAGTAAGTGGTAAAACAGCAACATTTGCTCAGTGGATAAGAATTTCTACTATTGGTACAGATGCAGAACTTTCACTTTATGTGTATGATAATGGTCCAAATGGAAATGTTGCATTTATTGTTCCTGGTACAAATGACCCAAACAACAAAGGTAAAGTAGTTTTTAATGCTGCAACTGCAAGTGGTGGAACTGGTGGAGGTATTCCAGGTGACTACTTTGCTACAACAGATGGCCAATGGCATTTACTTGCAGCAGTTGTAAATGGCGACACAATTACTTGGTACTACGATGGCCAACCTACTGGTAACCCACCATTTGCAGGAACTTTCTCGCCAAACAACTACTTAATAGGTAGTGGCTTTGGAACATATTGGCATGGAGACCTGGATGATTTTGTACTATTCCCATCTGCTTTGACATCACAACAAATTTCTGACTTATATACAAATTCACTTCCATCAACACCTGTAACAATAACAGAAACTCCAGCAACAGCAGATGCAGATATTGTTAATTCACAAGTAGCAACTACTCAATCAGTAACTGTTTTAGCAGATCCATGTGAAGCAACTGTTTCAGAAATACCACCAACAATAATTACAACAACTTCAAGCAGTGTTAATATTTCAACATCTATAGATGTAACTGCAGAGATTGTTAATCCTTTAGTAACAGCAGAAATAAACACAACAATATTGCTTGATTTTTCTTTAGATGCTTCTTCAGAGTTAATGGACATAACTCTAGAATTTACAAGTGATGTAGATGCTCTAGCAGAGCCAGCAACAGGAACTTCATTATTGTTTGATCCAACATTAAGTTTAGAAATACAAGTTGAAGTTATAGAAACACCTGCAACTGCAGATGCATTAATAGCAGAACCCACAGTGTTTTTAGGTACAAATATTGAGATTACAGAAACACCTGCAACTGCAGATGCTTTAATGATAGACCCAGTATTATCTGCAGAAACAAATGCTTTAATTCAGGAAACTCCTGCAACTGCTTCATCAGAATCGCTTAATCCATCAGTTAGCACTGATAAAGAATTTATTTTTAATGCAGCCCCTGCAGAATCAGACTTTTCTTTCCTTTTACCTTCGTGGGGCCCACCACCACAAGTACCACTTTACACTTTACCAGGTAGCCTAAGAGATAAGATTGCTACATATCCAATTGAATACGGAGTAGAGTTTGGAGCAAAGACAGGTTTACCGCTGACTAGCGTTCCTATTTATGGAAGTAAAGCAGGCGGAACAACTGCAAACTTTGGTAGTAGCGGAAGTTTATTTACAGTTGCTTACGATGTTGATGGTCCGCCAGCATCTGATGCAGATTCATATTTGCTAAATGCTATAGGATCGTTAAGACCGTATCTTTCTTCTGGCACAACAGTTAGACCTATTTGGCAAGACCTGAATTACACAATTGGATTCTGGTTTAAAATAAATTCACTGCCTACTGGAACTAATGCAATAGGATTAAATCTTTGTAGAATTAAATCAGGAACCACTGGAGCACAAGGAGATTTTGATTTTGCAGTTTCAGGTTCTTCTTTTGCAGGAACACCTTCAAAACTTTGGTACACATTTGGAACCCTATCAACTGGCACAAGATATTTTATTGGACCAACACTAAATACAACTGACTGGAATTATTTAGCAATTAGAAGAACCAGTGCAACCAATATTAACAACTTTGAAGTTTATCTTAATGGAGAATTAGTAGATACAAGAACAAATTCAGATACTGTAGTATATCCAGATTTTGAGTTTGGAAATAACTCTTCAACTAACACTGGAAATTACAAAATTCAAAACCTTCACATGGCTACATCTAGTGCTCTTGGTCCTTACGAAATTGGTCAAATCTGGCTTGCTGGAACTATACAAGAACCTTCAACACCAGTAGATGTTATATATCCACCAGAACCAATCTCTTTAGATGCAACAATTGTTGATGCAACATATATTGCTACACAGCCAGACAGTGTTAATATTGCTACAAGCATTCCAGTGTCTGCTTTTATGCCAGAACCAGCATATAGCAATGCAACACAAACATTAGTTAATGCTGATGTTATTGAACTTGAAGCAATTTTGCCACAAGGAATTAGTGTTGAAACATTTGGAGACAGAATTATTCCTGTTCAAAGTTTGACAGCAACAATTGATATACCTGAGCCATTGCTTTCTCGTTTTGCCTTTGCTGCTTCAGCATTACTTGTAAATCCAGTTGTGTCTGTTGCTCCTAATTATTTGGCTCTTGTTAAAAACCTAGATCCAGTATTCTACATTCAAAATGGACAATCAGTTCCAGAACAATTAGGATCATGGCCTGTAACTGGTTGGCGAGTTCAAGATATACTTACAAACATTGATTCTGGTGAAGAAATGGATGCAGTTGGTAATGGAAAATCATGGCAAGCAGTTTCTAATACTGGTGGACAAATTCCAATTGTTGAAGGCTATGTAGAAAACTGGTCACAAAGAAGAGCAGATCTTTATGCAACAAGATCATTAACTCTTGAATGTTGGTATTACTCAGTTGCTGCTGGTACCAGCGGTGGAAACCGTGTTGAATCTGGACCTATATTTACTGACGGAGTAACACCAATTGCTGAAGTATTTGATTTTTGGAGCAATCTTGAAACTGGCCCAGCAACTAATACTCATGTTTTGATTGGAGATTTAATCAAAAACTATGATTTTGTTAATGAAGGTGCTGGTGCATTTGCAACTTGGAGAACCTATTATGGACAGCCAAAGAAAGATTCTTGGAACCATGTTGTAGTAACTTATGAACCTTTAGCAAGTCCAACTCAAGTTAGACAAAAGGTTTATTTGAATGGATCAATCATTAGCAATCTTGCTTTAAATATAGTTGATTCTTTAGCAGGATTAAGTAGTCCAAATGGTTTAGGAGAAGGAAATATATATTTCCCACCTGCAGAACCTTCTGTGTTAGATGACGGACCACAAATTGGATACAGAATTAATCTTAGTGGCAGCCAAAGCATTGTTCAAGAAACTGGAGTTAGAACAGATGAGTTTGCTATCTACGATAGAACTTTGTCTGAAAACCAAGTTTATTCTCATTATGCATTTATAAAGAATCTTTCTCCAGATACAGATTATTCGCCAATTGTTTACGATGTATCTGCACAAAGCGGTGATCATCAAGTATTGCCAGTACAAAATACTTTATACCAACAGACCCCAATTACTGGATTAGCAGGATTAATTCCTGAGCCAGAAATAATTGGTGGAAAATCAAGAATTTTGTTCCCTGAAGAATTTGAAAGTATGCAAGCAGAACTTGTTGACCCAGCAGTAATATTAAATATTAATGTAATAGCAGAAATAATTCCAGTTTATGCAGAACTAAATAATCATTTTGTATCTAATAACACATATTATGAGTATGTAAAGACAAACATTGATCCTTACAGATATGTAAACTTTGACTCAGCAAACTCATTAATTGATCACGGTATTGACAATAGTTATTCTGTAGTACCAACATCTGTTGGAGGAACTATTGTTTCTTATGATCTTGGTATAAACAACAAATCAGCAAAAACTGCGGGATCAAACTATACAACTGATGGAGTAATACTTAAAGAGTCTGAATGGAATGATTCCTGGGGCACTGGTCAGAATTCTTATCACTCAGCATTCTGGTTCCAAAGAGCAGCAGATGACCAATCAATCAATGGCTTAAGAGTTCTATGGAACCTTAATGGCTATAAGGATA